ATTATGGACGAAGGTATACCACGTAGTTTTGACTCAGTAGCAGCACATAGAATAGCACAAGCTAGAAGTGGTTCTGGATATGTAGACTTAGGTAATGACCTAAAAGCAGCAAATTCAGATGCATTTAAAGTTGCAGTGAATAGACTATGTAATGTTGCAGACGACGTATATAGGAAACAGTATATTGACAAGACTCTAAGTCAAAATCAATATGATAAAATGTTACTTACTATGTCACAGCTAGATGTACAAGAAGCAGAAAAAGTTGATGTTGCTTTACAGTCTGGCAAGATAAACAAGGACAATTACGACAAAGTGATTGCCAAATTAACAAAGGGAGTTAAAGATGAGTAATGTTAATGATGTGTTAAACTCAATTGACAATGATGTAGCTTATTATAATCCTTCTGAAGACACCGCAGGAACAAAACAGTTTGTTCCAATTAAAGAAGGTGTTTATGAAGCTAGTGTATTTAAGCTAACCATAAAGAAAAATATAGTTGTTAAGAATCAATATCTTAGTGATATATTTGAAGCTATCTATGTTATAGACGGAGATAAGCACCCCGACTATAAAGGTAGACAGATTAAATCTAAGGGTTACTTTAGGTTTAAGAATCCAGACAAAGAACAATATCCTAAACTTGAAGACAATCAAGGAAACAACAAAGGATATATGATATTCACAGAGGCTTGTGGGTTTGAGATGAAGAAAGATGATACAGGTAAATATCTTTTACCTATGATTATGGAGTCTGATATCTCTGGCAATCCAGTGACAATCAAAGTCGTTCACGACAAATGGACTGACTCTGAAGGAGAGACTAGAACTACTCCTTTAGCAGTAAGTGTATTTAAATCTAATAGAGTTGTTAGTAAACCTATTGCAGAAGACGAATTACCGTTCTAATGCAATATAATATCAAATTAGACGAAGAACAGTTTATGGCTTTGATTGAAATGATAGAGCAGCACAGGTGTGAAGGAGAAGAAGAACTATGTTCTAGTCTCCGAACATCTGTGAAAGCTCAATTTCAAGAGCAGTTTATGGAAAAAGAGGAAGAGATTACTTTAGAGGTAGATGATATACTTAAAGCCGCTAAACAAACTCTTGGACCAGCATACTGCGACAACTGCGAATAAAAGAAATCAAACTATTCCCTTCCCAATACTACGGCTTAGAAGGAGTCGTGCAGGTATACAATCCTGTTACTAAACCCTTAAAGCAAAGATTAGCGGTTGGTTGGCACGAATCGTTACAAAATTAAATAGGGAAGGGAATAAACATAAGGAGAGTTGTGGACATTTCTAAATGGAATTATATTATGAAGTCGTTTCAAGATATGTTAGGATATGACAAGGGAACGACAGAGGTTTTAATTACGAAAAGATTTTCTAAAATAGGGTTTAAAGATATTGAGTCTCTAGATGAGAGAGAGACTAACTATCTTACATATGTATTAAGAAAAAAATATAGGGAGATACTAGATGAACAAAATAGAAAAAAAGATATTGAAGGAGCTAAGGGAGAATAGTAGAGTTCCTAGACAGGACTTTTTATTCAAACACTTTATATTTCCTTGGCAGACTAATGAGGCTTTAAGAAGTTTATTTGAAAAAGGCTACATTATATCTTGTATTAGGCTTTCTGGCACTAGTTATAAGCTTATTAGAGACAAAAATGATGAATTTTAAGAATAACAAACGAGCTTACCTTTCTATGGACGTTGCAATAAATAAGCGATACTTATGTCGCAAAAGTAAATATAATCGCTTAGAGGGGTATTCTCGTAAGCAAAATTTAGGAAAAGTATGAAAAAAAACGAGACAAAGATAATTAAAGCATTAAGCACATATTTTAAGGGCGACGAACCAATAGTTTGCTCTAATCAATATCATAGGTTTGACGCGTATAACCAAAACTATATTATTGAGGTTAAATATAGGAACAGACTATACAAAGATTTCTTAATAGAGTTTGACAAGTATGCATATAATAGACTATATGCAAAAATTAATGATAAAAAGTTTTTATATGTCGTTGGAGTTGATGACGATATATATGTATATAACATAACCAATCTAGATAAGTCTGGATATAAATACAATTGGCATATGAAACAAATGCCTAAACAGACAGAGTTTGACCATAATTGGGACATAGATAAATACGTTGGCTACTTAGAGTTGTGGGCAGCAAAGAAAATAGGAGAAGAGAATGGCTAGTAAATCAAAAGCTAAAGGAAATAGATTTGAAAAAGAATGTTGCTCTATTGCAGAAGAATTTGGGTTCACTGCAAAGAGAGCCTGGGGAAGCGACGGACGTAGTATCGGTAAGTCGCCGGAGGTTGATATAGTTATTGGATATAAAGTAAAAGACTTTGATATTCAGTGTAAGGTAAGAAATAAAATAGCACAATATATTATACCTCCAGAAGATTGTGATTTTACTGTACTTAAACAAGACAGAGGAGAAGTTTATGCTTGCATTAGGTACGAATATTTGTTAAATTTAATAAAATTAGTTGAGGAGGAAAAATGAGAACATCAGCAGGAGATTCATACAGGCACCCAGAGGAGTTTCAAAAAGACAAAGCAAACTTTGAAGCATTGTATTACTATATGAAAAAAATAGAACCATTAGATTATGAAGAGTGGTTTGATAAGGAAGCTATAGATAAATATATTAAAGGTATTGTTAACCCAGATTATAATAATACATTGTTTGGAGTAGCTAGGAACGAAAAAACATCTACTACTAGAATACCTACAAGGTGTGTAAAATGTAAAAGGCCTTGGGCAATAGAGTATATGAGCAATAGTTTTGAAGAAAACTATCTAGACGAAGGTCTGTATGCAAATATACCAATGGTAAAAGGAGATTGTAAAGAATGTAGGGAGGAAAAATGACACAACAAAAATCATTTGCAATACATAGTGAAGAGTCTGAACAAGCAGTATTAGGCTCTATACTATTAGACGAGAATTGTTTTGACTTGGTAAAAGATTTTATTCCAGAGACAGATGTATTCTATTCTTTAAAGCATCAAGACATATGGAAAGTTGTATGTTCGTTAAAGAAAGAAGATATACCTGTTGATATGGTTAACGTCTCAGCTAAAACAGAAGGATTAACTTATTACTTGACTGGACTAGTAGAGAAAGTTCCTACTACAGCAAATGTAATATCTTATGCAAGACAGATGAATGCAGACTGGCTAAGAAGAAAGCTTGTACATCAGTCTCACGAGATTGCAGTTAAGGCTTCTGACAACACAAACGATATTAATACATTGCTTGTAGATGTACATAACACTGCTAGCTCTTTAATTAATCTTGAGCCTGGGCAAAAGTTTGATTTAGATTCTTTATTAGTAGAGACAAAAGACTCTTTGTTTAGCCAACGAAACCTGACTACTACAGGCCTAGCATCGCTAGATAATATTATATCTGGTATGACTAAGGGAGAAATCACCATATTTGCTGGGCGACCTGGTAATGCTAAAACTACGACAGTCGCCAATATAGCTCGTAATCTTGTGTTGTCTGGCAAAAAGGTGGTTATGTTTAATAGAGAGATGCCTAACACAGAGATGATGAAGAAGTTTATTGCTATGGAAGCAGACGGAGTAACCTATCATATGCTAAGACATAATGCTGTAACTAATAAAAATGTTATTGAAAAGAGCTTAGATATTATTAAAGAAAAGTATACTGACAAATTATTTATGTTTGATAACATTAGAAATTTAGAGGGAACTTTTAGAGAGATAAGACGTATAAAGCCAGACGTAGTCATTGATGACCACATAGGACTTATAGAATATCCTAGTAATGATATGAGAGACTTAAGGTTAAAGATAGGTGACACTTCAAGGAAATATAAGTGGCTATGTAAATCAGAACAGATGTCTGTTATACTAGTATCTCAATTAAATCGTAACATAGAGTATAGAACAGAGAGAATACCTAAGCTTAGTGACCTTGCAGAGTCTGGTAACTTAGAACAAGATGCAGAGATTGTAGCATTTACTCACTATCCCTGGACTGTAGATTTTGAGAATGCAAGAAATGGTAGGTTTGGATTGGATATTGTTGTTGCTAAGAATAGATATGGTTCGACTGGAAAAGCAACGGTAGGATTTTCCCCAGATACTTGTACACTATACGATAGTGTTGAAGAAGCTGAGATGAGTGTATCTAAAGCAGGAGTTCCAGGAAGTTTAAATGATATACCTTTCTAGTCGGACTTACCTAAAATTTTCCTTAAGTCGTCAAGAGTGTTGGATTCTCTTAATTTCTGAATTATTTTTCTGGCTTGTTCTCTCATACGTTCCAAATCTCTAAATTCACTAAATTCTCCTATTCCACCCTTGTTTAATTCCGCAACTTGCCTTTCATCTACCTCTTTAGATAATCTATTAAAAGAATCTGTAAAGTTTTTATCCTTTATTATTTTTCCTTCCTTATCTAGTTTGATTACGGCTCTGTTTGCTTTCTTACCAACAGTTGCACCTAATCCTAAACCAGGAATTGCTCCTAATAAAGACATCAATGTTCCTGCTCCGTCTCCTTCAATTCCATAAAGAGCTGCGTTAGCTAAGTCTGGAGCCATTCCAACACCGGGAATAAGACCAGCGTTTTCTAATACATTGTGAATAGTAGAGCTTTTAGTTTCTACGTTCTTTTTATTTCCATATTGATTTATAATTTCTTGTAATTTATTATCATTTTTCATAATTTATCCTTAAGGTATGTATACTTTTTCTTTCTGTTGTTTTAATAATGATTTGAAATATCTTTTTTCCATAATTGTTGGACTAATGTCTCCTCTAGTTATTGCTAAGCTAGGATATCCTCTGTAGGTAGATTCTCTTAATCCAAAAGCTTTTGCAGCAATACTTCTATCTACGTTTTTTGCAGCAAAAACTTTGTTAAAAGCCATTATAACTTCAGTAGCTTCATCATACTGCCCAGCTTCTATTAACTCTCTAACGTACTCTACAGTTCTTTTCTTATTATTTCTAACTCTATCTTTTGTCATAGCTTCTGTTTCAAGAGGTCTTTTTAAAAGCCTACCAGGAATAGTACCTAAAATAGGCAACATTACTGCTAAACCTTTTCTTATAGGAACATCTTTTTGGTCTGGATATAAAGTTATATTATCATAAATTGTATATAATCCATCTTGAAGCCTAACAAAATCGTCAAATTGAACAGGAGTTAAAAATCTTTCGAATGTTGTTCCAGGGTCATCTTCATTTAAAGTATCTGTAATCATACCAAAAGAACCTACGTTAGCAAATCCATTTATATAATCTTGCCAGTCTGGTGTTTCTAATAGTTTCTTTCTATTTTCTCTACCATAATACTGTTCTTCTCCTGTTAAAATTTTAGAATATTGTTCTCTTGCCCACATAACAGCAGGACCTCCAACTAATCCAGCCATACCAAGTTGTAAAATAGGCATAATGTTTCCGTCTAATACTTCTCTTTCTACTTCTGCTTTCATATATGTAGCTTGCCTGTATCCAAATCTTTTAAAAAGAAATAAAGCTTTCATATTAGGGTCATTAAAAAAGAAAGGGTCTTTGGTAAAACTTCTTTGCATTTGAGAATCTAAAGCAAATTTAGTCATAGCTCTTTGTATTTGTCTTTTAAGGGCAACGTTTTTTAAACTATAATCTCTGTTTATAATATTATCTGCGTTAGCAAGAACTTCTTTTTCGCTTAATCCCATTCTTTTTAAACTTTTTAAAGCCCACCTTTTTCTAAGCTCGGGAACAGCAGAGTCTAATATACCTAGTCCAACTTTTTTACCAGTTAATATTTTAGTAAAGTTTATAACTAATTGTTCGGCAGTAGCTGCAGCTATGACTTGGTTTACTTCATTAATTTTTGTAAATCCACTATACTTAGCACCTGCTTGAGTAAGTTTAGCTATACCTCTTCTAGCTGCTTCAGTTTTATTAGTCTTTATTAAATCTGCAGCATTTCTTATAAAATCAATTCCATTTCTAAATGCTTTTTTTCTATCAGTTCCAAATAAAATATCTCTTATAATTTCTTGAGTTGGATTTTCTCCATATTTTTGCAGAACAGAAGCTCCTTGTTGAAGATAGGGGTCCGCTACCATAAGCTCTTCAAAAGCTGTACGAACAGTAGCTCCTGTTTCCCTAATCCAATCCCTAATACGCATTTTGTTCTTGCCTTTTCCTACTGTAACATTTCTAGCTAAGTCAAACATACTTTTACTAGCAGCCATAGGACTTATTATCATAGATGATATCATAGTCTGGGTAATATTAACAATAGGAGCAAAACCAGATGCAATTTTAGTAAACATCTCTAAGTTATTTACTGACTGTAAAAATTTAGAAAGAGTTAGATTTTTATCAAAATTAATATCTCCAGTAAAAATATCTACTGCCATTTCAAGGGCTTGTTTTTCAGTCTTTGCAGCATATCCTGGTACAAAAGAAAAAGGAATTTTATCATCTCCAATTTTATTTTTAAGAGAATCTAAAAGTCTGTATTCAGGAGTAAAAGCTCTAGCCATTTCTATTCTTTTTGTACTACCAGCCGTATAATCTTGAAACAAACTAATTATATTTTTTTCATATAACTCACTTTTTTCTAAAGCTATTCTTGTAAACTCTCCGGTTTTTACTCCAGTGTTTCCTAATTTTCTAGACTTTTCTAAAGGAGCAAATTGTTTTTTTGTTAAACTTTCTAAACCCATAGCCATAGTTGCATAAGCGTCAAAAGCGTCTGGTTTTGTCCCGTCTGACCTAGTTTCCATAAGTTTACTGAACATAGACTTAAAGTCATCTCCTTTTGCGTTACCTTTTCTTTTTAGTTTTTTATCAAAAGTTTTAACTATTTCTTCAATAGCTTTGTTTAATTCTTTTATAGTTTCTTTTCCATAATTCTTATCTATCCTTATATCTCCTGCTATAGTTTTAATTCTCTCTTCTATCTGACTAGTTCCATCAAATAAAACATCAAGAACTTCTTTTTTAAACATAAAAGGAACATATGATTCAACGTAATCTGCAACATTTATACCTACATCTTTAGCATCTTTAAATATTTCGTCTGTGTATTCTTTCATTTTAGGAAGAAATTCTATTTTAAGTTTTATTTTATCTTTTTCTGCTTTGGATAAATTTTTATTATTTAACTGTTCTTTAAGTTCATTAATTACAGTCTGTCTTCCTTTAGTATTTTTATTCAATCTATCTAATTGATTAATACTATTTAAATCGTCCCAAGCCTCTCCACCTGTTAAATATTTTTTCCACCAAGATGCAGTAGATTTTCCGACAATAGATACGTCTCCTATACCAACTATTTCATCAAGCTTTGCATATCTTCCAGCAGTTTTATTTTGAGCTCCAACACTTACTTCGTCTAACATTCTTAAAGCCATTTTAGCATATTTGCTATCTAACTGAGAATAAGCTGGCTTAAAAAAAGTAAGAGCTCTAGAAAATACACCTTTGTCTTTATTTAGTAATCCAGCAGGATTAAATAATCTTGTTACATTATAAACTTTAGAATTTTTATTTACAAACTCTCTAATATACTTAGCGTCATCTACATACCTAGCAAGAATAGCTTTAGTTGAGTCGTTCATATCTTTTAAAGTAACTTCCTTGCCGTCTCTTACCATTTTAGCTATCTTTTTAAACTGAGCTTGGTTTGTTCCTTTAACTTTTAAACCAGCAAGATATCCAATAGCATTATCCCAATCGCTTTTATTATATCCCTTGGTTCCTTTTTTAGCATTTTGTTCCAGGACTTCAATAACTTTGTCATTTCTAACTTTATCAAACTTTGTTATCTCTCCTTTTCTTTTACGTATAATACTACCATAATCTTTTTTATATTCATTAGGTCTTTCAACGTAGTAATCAAAAAACTTTTTAGTATTTCTTGCGTCTAGTTCTAAAATTCCAGCTTGTTTTCCGTCTCCTTTTCCAACCTTAAGTTTCATAGTAAGATTTCCTTTGGCGTCTTGAGAAATACTATCTTGGAGTACAGATACTCTTCTACTACCTATTGCTTCTTTAGGCGGTTTCTGTTTAGAGTCTTTTAACCCTTCTCTAACTGCTACATTCGTTCCCTTAATTACTGGTCCGACCGCTCCTCTTGCAGTAGGATTTAATAGATTGTAATTTACACTTCCACCATACCTTTCTGCTTCGGCGGCTAATTGAGTCAATTCTTTAGTTTTAAAATCAGCAAATTCAAACTTTAATTTTTCATTAATCTTTCCTTTTCCATATGATATAGTTCTTCCTGGTATTGATATAGCTCCAGCTAAAGCAAGTCCAGTAACAAGGTCCGCAGCTTCAGGAGCTCTTCCTTCATATAAAGGGCCTTGGAGTCCAGCAAAAGTCATTGATTCATAGAATAAACCAGCACCTTTTTTCTTTCCTGTCACAGCTTCTAAAACTTCTAATCCTCCTTTTCTAACAGTGCTACCTTTTTTTGCTAAATTTTCTATACCTCTAGAAGGAAGTGCTCTTAATGCCCTAGCTGTACCTCCAGCTAGTCCCATTGCTCCGCCTCTTGCATAATCTTTTAGTTTAGAGTTAAGCATAACTTCTTTCATAGCAAATGCTTTTAATCCAAAGTTCTCTTTATTAGTCCAGGTTCCTCCCAAGAATCCTCCATTTTTATCAAACTCTTTACCTGTCATAAGTTCAATAGTATTACCAGATTTCATCATTTCATCTCTTGTTCTGGTTGCTGATTTATACAGTCCGTCGTGAGCACCAAGAATTGCCATTTGAGGTAGACCTTGTTCTACAACATCGTCTACAATAGTTCTTGCTGTTTTATAAGATATGTTTGTTCCTCTCGCTAATTGTGCAGCAACTCTTCTCTCTACTAATCCTTTTGATGCTTGTTTACCAGCAATCTTAGTTAATGCAACTCTACCTGCAATACTAGCAGTTCCTCCACTAGCAGCCATTAAAGCTAAATCTTCTTTAGAAGCAAAAAATGAAGCTAGTGTTGCGACAAAATCTGATACAATATTAGGTGGAGCACTCTTTAAGTCATAATATTTTTCACCAGTCATCATCTGATGCATCATACCACCCAAAGATTCATTGTATGCTTTTTTATACCATACAGGAACAGAGTCCCAGAATTTTTCTCTGTCTGAATCTCTTTCTTCCTTAGTCATATCATTGTAAGGTTTGTAACTTGAAACGTTTTCTGATTGATTTCTAGGTCTTAATTGTATTTTAGGTTTATCGGTTGTTGTACCAACAAAATTTTGTCTTGGTCTAAGTTGTGGCATTATTTCCTTTTCTTAGATTGGTTATATAACTGTAGTATTTCTTCAAAAGTTACTTTAGCTTCTGGATATGTTTTATTATACTCTGCTATTTGACCTCTTAGATTAACTTCAGCTTTCATTCTTGATTCGTTTGAAGGACTATCCGAGTAGACTTTTACACTTCTCCATCTATTTGCGTTCATACCTCCGCCTTGAAGAATATTTCCGTATAAAGCTACTTTATCTTCTTCTCTCTTTTTGTTTCTAGCTTCAATTCTTGCTTTTTCTTTTTTATCTATTTCTGGGTCTACTTCAGCTGGAGGTTGAGGTAAAAACTCATCTTCTATTTGAAGTAATACTTTTTCAGGAATACCAAATTCAACTGCTGCTTTTCTTAAAGCTTCTCCTTCTATTTGGTCTTCAAGTTTTTTTGTAACAGATAAAGCATATACAATATTTCTTGCGTCTACTACAGCTTGGTCTATAGGAATATTAGAAAGGTATGTAGTTCTTTCTTCTGATGTATCTAGAGTTTCATACCACTCTCCTAAGTAAAGTTTTCCAGATTCATTAGCTAATTTAAAAGGGTTATAATTTTGTTCATAGTATGCATTAACTTCTTCGCTTGTAGGAGCTCCAAGTAATGCATCTGCTGAACTTCTACCTGCCATTATAGCATCGATAATTTCTTTTCTAAGTTCTGTAGGAACTGAACTGTAGTCAACAGTTATCTTAGAATCTTTGGTAGCCGTTTGAAGTGTATCAATAGTTGATTGTGCATACTCTGGTCTTTTATAAAAGTCAAATCTTGTGTCATCAATTGTTTCCCAATCACTAACAAAACTTTCAAACTCTGTTTTGTTAGTTTCGCTTAAAGTATTTTTAATTTGAGCAACAGCAAAATAAGCTTTATTAATCTGTGCTTCAGTAGAGCTTTGATTTGTAGAAGGGTCTAAATGTATTTTATGCTCATCGTATGAAGTATCTGATTCAATAGTTCCTTGTATTTGTTCTGTTATAGCTCCACCCTCTCCTATTCCAAAGTCTGATGGATTTCTTCCTGACTCAAGTATATATTTACCAGCTCTCTCATACAAAATTGCTTTCTTCGCAGGGTCAGTTAAAAGGTCTGCTTGTTCTATAATTACACTAGCATTATTAAAAGCTTCCTCTCTTCTCTTTTCGTCCCTAGCGTCTTTTGCTTGTGCTTTATCAAAATTAAATTTATCTCTATTTAAGTTATTTTGAATTGATTGTTGAGTTAAAGCATCATCTCTTACTTGTTGTCTTTCATTAGCAGCTTCTTTGTCTGCAATAATTCTAGGTAAAGTTTGATTTAATAGTTTGTCTACTGCTGTTTCTCCAGCTGATACTGGGTATAAAGGGTTTCTTGCCATTATATTGTCTCCTCTTCACTGCCTTGATATTGGGCGTAAATAGCTTGAGCTAATTCGTTTAGTTGTGAAGCATTTAAATTGCTATGTGCGTTTTGTACAAAAGCTTGAAATGCTTGAGTGCTGTTTGTTAAGTCTCCAAATATGTTATACTCACTTAATTGAGCTGCAGTCATAGGACTACCTTTAGGTTGATTTGCATAAGTTTCATTATATTCACTTCCAGCTTCAGACTTAGTTGCTCCAGACTGCATTAAATTTAATGCTACGTTTGACTGATTAGATATAAAGTCCATTAAAGAACCTTCTAACATTCCTATTTGTTGACCTATCTGTTCTTGAACTCCAGAGTATCTTGCTTGTGTTTGCTGTCCTAGTTGTTCTAATCCTTGCTGACCGCTTTCTCTAGTTAGTCTTCTTCTTTGATTAGCTCTACCTCCAACAAGTCCAGATGTACTTTCTTTTCCAATCATACCTAGTAAAGTATCTTGTAAGTCTGCTTGCATTCCTTGTGTCCTAGATTGAAACTGTTGACCAATGTCTGACATTTTTCTTTGTTCTGATAATTCTAGTGCTTCCATAGCTTCATTGTAACCACCAACATCAAATGTTCCAAAATATTCAGAGTATTCTGAGCCGTATCCAAATTGAGAAGCAGGGTCAAATAAGTTAAATCCAGATTGTCCTGCAGAAGATAGAACGTCATCTACCCCAGAAAAAGTAGAACCAAATTGTCCTCCGTAAGTAGTGGAACCAGGTGTTTGGTTATTATTATTAGGGCTAGGGTTTCCTTCTGTTCCAGCAGGGTTTGGATTGTCATCTATAGGTCCACCTCCACCGGCTTGTCCTAATATTCCTCCATCTCCTTTAATAATATTCGGGTCATAGTTGAACCCAGAGCTGTTATTATTAAATCCTGAAGTCTGTCCAAACATTTTTGAATTGTTTTGCATAAAACTTCCTTGCATTTGTTTTAATATATCGTCGTACATTGCCATAATTTTCTCCTTAAACTTGAGTATTTCCTAATAATCTTTCTTGTATATCATCTCCATAATTCTTTTCTAATCCTCTCATTGCTCTTCTTTCTTTTCCCCTTGCAAAGAAATCTCTAACGTCTTCTCCGTATGCATTTTGAAAACCGTATACATTATATGCATCGTTTAATGCATTAGTCATATTTAATAAACTTTGTCCTTCTGCAGCGTCTGATATAAATTTGTTTGTAGATGCTATATCTCTACTAAAATCTTTTCTTGCTTGTGCGTGAAACTTTCCTCCAGGGAGATTGCTACTAATTGCCTGAGTATAAGGCTTAACTCTACTTCTAGATAAAGATGACGCTAATCCACCAACAAGAGCTCCGCCTACCGCTCCTAATGGAGTAAAAGATAAAGCAGTTCCAAGAACGCTTCCAAGCAATCCTCTTCTACTTCTTTTTCTTTGATTCCTAGCCATTCCTCTTTGAGCTTCCTCAACTTGGTCTCTATAATCAGACCTAGCTTCTTCTAAATCTATTTTTTCTTCTTCTACATCTATGCCTAAACTACTTTGATTTATATTAGATTTAAGTTGTTGTTCAGCTTTAAGCCTTCCTATTAGTTGTGCAAAACTTGCCATTATATTTTTCCTTTTGTTAATAATAAAAAATGTTCAACACTACCAGCACCTTCTGCTGTGTTATAGTGTTCTTTCCAATACTTTGCTAATCCTTCTGGACCAGGCTCAATAGCTTCTGGTACACGCCAGTACTTAATACGACAGTGCAAGATACCAGCAGCAATATTAGTACGAAGAATCCAGTCCCAATTATCAGGCTTAGGGTCAATAAAATGGTAAGGGTCAATGCCAAGAATATCTGCAGCCCTTTGCATAAGTTCAGGCCTAGCTGATATAAAGTTTTTACAATTATCAACAGCTGTTTCTGGCTCCACTTGCCAAAAACTTCTTGCAGGACCAGTTCCAATTTGTTCAATGTATTCGTACTTACTCTCCACAAGTCCAGTTGCATAGACAATATCCAAAGCCTCACTTTTCGCATACTTATCTCCTAGTTGAATGCAAACGTCTTTAATTAATTTTTTTATCTGATTGTTATTTACGCTCACATTATCTCCTGTTATACTTAATAAAGCTACTAATAGTAGCATATTTATAAATTTCATTAGCATAATTTACTAAAGTTTTGTCGTCTATGTCAAGTATATTTATCACTGGTCTATTAACTTTCCTGCGTTAGCTCCAGATGTAATAATTTGTGTTTCTCCAGTTTCTACGGCAGAGTTTGCGTCTGTAGGTATAGTCATAAATATATTTTTACCTTTAGCTACTCTTACTCCGTCTTTAAATACTTTAATTGCATCTTTTACTGGTTTCTTAACATCAGAGTTTTTAGCAAATGTCTTTAATTCTTTTTCTGTTGCTGGTCCTTTAGCTTGAACAAACTCTAATTCAAACATCTTACCAAATTCTTTTCTAACTACTTTAAGTCTGCCGTTGTGATATTGTATAACTTCTTCTCCATTCTTCATATCAGACTTAGCTACCGCACCACGTCTAACTTCTTTATTGGTTCCTGCTACTCTTCTACCTCTAACTAACGACATTATCTTTGTCCTTTTGCTCTTAGTATAATTGATAAATCTTGTAACTCAAATGTTGCACTTACTGCACCAGAAGCTTGAAGTTGTAACGACTTACCACCCTTACTTGCACCTGCTATAGCAAACTCTTTTGTTCCCATAACCGTTACAGTTGTTCCGTCAATTGTATTGTTCAACGCATTGGCATTTGTATCATTTAAAAATATATCTGAAGGGTCTGCTCCGTCTAATCCAGCAGATATTACAGCCGCAGTATTACCATTTAAATAGGTAGCATATACAGAATAAAATCTTTTGTCTACAGACGGTAATTCAAAGTCTATTTCTTTTGTTTTTATGTCTATAGTTTGTGCTGCAGGCGTAGGGTCATATCTTTTAAATGTACCACTATCTGCCAAACATACTAATTCTTCTCCATATACTACAAAGTTAGTAATCTTATCTCCCTCTAGAACACTAGTGCTATTAACGTTAACAATAGAATTGGTTTGTATGTCATATATATATCCAACTGGAGTTGTGTCGTTTGTATCTCCAACTACAATAATTTGATTCTTNTTAGGAATATATCCTACTATAGCCGTAGCTGCAGTTATGTTTGTTTGCCAAGTAGTGTCATCTATNGTTGAAGATANTTTTTGTATCTGCTCAGAATAACTAAACATTCCGTGTTGGTTAACCCATACTAAACCTAAATCTGATTTACATACAGCTCCAGGAGNNTGAACTCCCTATTTTCTAATTCTGCTTCTACGTACCAACCAGCATCAGAACCTGAAGCTATGTTAATAACAAATAGTTTATCATTTTTAAATACAAATAATTTATCTTGGAACTCTGCTAGCTTAACAATTTCATCTCCGTCGTTTGTTCCTATGTCTAAGTAATAGCTTTGAGGAAATAAATCATACTTTCTAACTGGAGTATATTGTATTCTATCTCCCATAATTTTTGTTCTACCTTCAGAATCAACATAATCAACATTACCTACAAAGGCTCTTTGATTAGCTACAACCGCCGTTTTATAACCATAAGCTGTGTTACCATTAAAAGATATTTCTTTTTCTTCTGTAGAGTACCCATTTATAGTAGAGTAAGTATCAAGACCAGGCTGTTTAACAGCGTAAGCTCTTACGTCCGCATTAACATTTTTAGAGTCACTTGTTACTTCAAAACCAGATGCACCTACTAGAGTGTCAAATTCATCTGCTAAGGATATTCTAGACCCTTGTTCAAAGTCAATGTCTAATAATAAAGTAAACTCGTCATCAGGATTATTATTGTCTCTTAAGTAAATTCTAAGTCCTTGTATCTCTGCTAGCTTTATGTCACCGTCTCCTATAGATACACTAATATTTGGAAACTGTCCATCTGTTAATGTAATAGTTCCATCAGCTGAAATGTTTGTTAGTCCTGTAGATATCTTTGACTCTTGTCCTCCGTAATAAACATAGCTAGCTCCAAAAGCATAAGTACTGGCAGGCCATAATCCATCTGAACCGCTAGGTAATGTCTGAACTAGAAAGTCTGAGCTAGGGTCTTCTCCTGCTTCTGCTCCACTAGCTGCAGCCACACAATCTTTCCCGTCACTATCTTCAAAATCTGCGTCTACCGGTCCTGCGAATCCATCATTAATTAAATCCATTCTTTCTGTAAGGGCTGCGTATCCATCTGCACTCCTTACCAATCTTTGTAAAGCTACAGTCTCAGAAGCATTTCCTAATTCAGAATCTGATATTCTTAAACCTCCATCTGCGTAATAATATACTGGCTTACAAGTAGAAACACTACCTAAGTCAGCACTATGCCAAGCAGCTAAAGCATTCGATGTTGGACCTACATAAACTTCTGCATCTCCATTTACATATACTAAGTGCTCTCCAGTAGTAGTAGTTCCACTAGCTTCTGGTGGACCATCTACATTTATTTTAAATAGTCCGTATCCAGGCTGATGATTGTCTACATTGCTAGTGAGAGATGTTCCTAAATTCTTAAACTCCCCAAGTGTTCTTATTCTACCAACAGAACTTACGTCCACATTAGTAGCTTCAGCTAAGAAGTTCGGCCCAATATCTCTTGCAGAGTCTCTATTATTAAGACCTCCATCAAACTTATTTAAAGGTATTGACTGCTTAGGCACTACGCTTTACCTTCTCAAAGCTACGCATCCCACCAAGACCTAATAATCCCATTAAAACAGTCATTAGTGTCGTCATATCAAATTCAGGTAATACAATACTATATCCAGCGGCAACTAATACAAAAGCTAACATAGGTTGTAATACAAAGTGATAACACAATGCAACCCCACAAGTCCATCCTACAAACGGCCTCCAGCCACTCTTAAAGAAACTAGTAGAACCCGCTTCTATCTTATTGACTTCTATTTGTGCTTTGTTAATCTCTTGTATTAACTGAGCTTTTTCTTCTTTATCTAAAGTAAACTTGTCTACGTGACCAGCTACTTTATCAATTATATTGCCTATCATATTTAACTTAGGCATATTCCACATCCACATTCACAATTCATATTATCTCCTATTTTTTATTTCTTGGAAATCCAGCTTTCATAGCGTTCCAAGACTTCGTGCTTATAGTAGACTTTGCTTTACTTCTACTAGTGCCAGCTTTTTTTCTTTTGTTAATATTATACCATAATCCTTTTTTAGTCATATCTATCTACACTTCCATCTTCTTCTTGCTTGTCTTATTCTTGAATTAGGGTCATTCCTAGTTTTAGCAGAGCTTCTTTTAAGTTGCCCTAAAGACCTTGCACAATAAGATTTTCTTCTTTTAGCTGCCTTGCTACCTTTCTTTACTTTACCAGTAACAGCAGTTTTTAATTTACTGCCAGGGTTTGCTTTCCTATAAGCTCTAACGCCCTTAGCAGTCATTCCTGCTCCAGACTTAGTCTTTCTATAGTTAGCTCCTTTTCCTTTAGTAGTCTTACGTATAGCTTTTTTTCTTTTTCTTTCAGCCACTAATATATTAACCAGTTTAATCCAACCTTCGATTCGTATGATTGTACGTCATACATCGAAAGAAATCTTCCTTCTAAAAATACTCCAAACTTTTTAGTTAACTTCCAACCATAAACTAAACCTAGGTCATAATCCATGTTATTGTCTACTACATCATAGTTAAATGAATAGTCAGACATACCTTTAGTTACTGGGTAAGCTGTAACCCACATATGCAACCAATTCTTTGGTGTATACTTATAATAGTCTGCACCTACTGATAAACTTAGTTCGTTTTGGTATCCTAAGTCTTTCGCATATTCTTCATTATATTGTTTAACAAGCTCTCCATAAACTTGTTTATAAAATTGGTCATCTGTATTTGCAACAAGATTACCTTCTGCATCATACCACTTATAATCAAAGTAACTATAACCATATTGCGTAAACTGTTCTACAAATTCATCTGTATAACCATAGAAATATGCAAAGTCCCAGAATGGAGTAAAGTTATCTGTGTTAATATCTTGTTCAGCCCACCATAAATCAATAGGTCTAAAGTCTAGATATGCAGGGTGCATTCTACCGGCTACACCTAATGATAATGCAAGATTACCTATATTTTTTTTGTAACGCATATCTAAGGCTGCAAACTCTACGTCTTCTAAGCCCCTTGAATCGTAATTAGCTTTTACTAAAAAACTTTTTCCCATATAGCGTAACATATATTGTTCGTTTACAAATTCTTCTTCAAACTCTTTGTGGTCAGAGTATTGTATTACATACTCCCAGCCAGTAGGTACATTACCAATAGCAGCACTTTCATTAATTGGTGCTTCTTCTCCTGTATACCAAACTTCTGGTTTATTCTCATAGCCAAACCTTGCTAGTTTTCTAATACCAAAGGTCATAATACTATGGTCATCTAGTTCTTCTTGTAACTCTTGTAGTTGTCCACCAGACACTTGATATTGTAATTCTTTAGTTACAGGACTGCTAAAGCTATAAGCACCATATATAGTACTAAACTTAAAAAAGTCTTGTGCTGCTAAAGTACTAATTAACATTACGCTACCTAGTATTTGTTTAAACCATCTTGCTAAATATATCATTGGAACTTCCTTAGTTGTATTTCATCAATTTCATTTTTGATTGCCTTGATGATTTTATCTTTATCTAAATTGAAACTTAATCCAGCTTCAAATCTTTTTACTTCTTTACCATATTCAAACATAATTATTGTTGG